CTGCGCCTCACTAAGAAGAGCGGCAAAATACGCGCCCACATGGGCAGTCGCGTAATCGCCCTCCCAAATATGCGGGTACTGCTCCGGCCGCTTGGCCTGGTCCTCCCGCCGGATCTGGTCCAGGGTGGACGGGAACCACGGGTTGTCGCGCCAGTTTACCTGCACAATCTTGCTGTTCTCGGGCGGGTTCTCGCGAAAGCGCTGGTTGGTCGGGCTGGCCCTGCGCTCCGGGTTCCACGTCACCCAGATTTCCGCATTCTCCTCGCGCACCGTCGGGATCGCCTTCTGCCAGGCCTGCTCACTGACCGGCTCCGCCTCGTCCACCCACAGAAGACGTATGCGCGCAGTCGACTTAACGCTCTCAATGTTGCGGCGCAGACCGACAAAGGTAAAATCTATCCTGCCATCCTTGGTCCGGATGTACTTTTCGCCGATCTCATAGTTTTCGTTCAACCACGGCTCAGTCTCGATCGCCTGCTTGACCTCCGCCATGGAGGACTCGTCCAGGGAGTTCTGAAACTCCCGGCCGCAGACGATTACCCCGCTCTCTCTGGCTTGGGCGCATCGGAGCCCATACACCGCCGCCATCTTGGCAAAGGATCGGCTCTTGGCGCTACCTCGGCCGCCGTAGGCGCCACGGTAGAGCGCCTCGCCGCTAAACACCTCAACCAATTTCCTGGGCAGCGCTATCTGTCCCGCCGGCATCAATCCTTCCCGTCACCCAGCTCAAAGCTCAGCCATTGATCCCGCAGACCGCCCATATCAAGCGGCCGCCGTGGCCGCGACTGCGAACGCACCCGCTGCACCCACGCAGCCCAAAACTTCCGCGACACCACCGCCGCCCGCTTAGCAGCCGCCGCTTTCTTCCTAGCCTCCAGTACCCGCACCCCGCGGCCAGCCGCGTCCCGCTGACGCCGGACCTCAGCCTCTCGGGCCTCAGTGACACGCAGCGCCGCCACCTGTCGGCGACGCGCCTCCGCTTGGGCCGCGGCCGCCACCCCATCCCGGGTGGCCGCCGCATCCCACGCCAGCACCGCCGCGCGCTGCTCCTGTGCCTCCGCTCGCGCCGTCTTCAACCGCCGCCGGGCATCCTCCACCCGATACAATGCCTGCCACTCATCGGCATAATCCGCCGGGGCGTGCAATTGCCACGGCCCCCACGGCCGACACCGCTGCCGCCGGACAAAACCCCTAACCAAATAATCCTTCGTCCACATACGGCGCTAACGCATAGGTTGTGTTAAACTTTTTTCGCTAGCTAAAAAAATAATCGCCCGGCCTAACACAAACGGGGGTGCGGTCCGGGGCCACCGCAGCCGCGATGGGAACCCAATTTCCTGATGGGTGCCCCCCGGGGTGGCGCGGGTCAGCAGGGGGAGAGCTTGGGGCTATCCAACCAGCCTGACCCGCCCGCCCTCGAGCGCGCGTATATAGATACAGCCAAATGACCAACCTACCGCTAGCGCGGCAGTAGGTAACAGCGCAAAACCTCAGGCTTTGCGCCAGTTCTCATCGAGAGCCTCACCTCGGGCTACCACCAGGCTTCCGAATGCGCTGCTTTCGGGGCTTCGTCGGCGTCACGTCGACGATCGGCCGCGGGTCAACAGGTACCAATTCAATACGCGTGACCAACGGCCGATCGCTGTCGCCGACCAGCTCCTGCGTGACTTTGTCACCAAACTGCTTTGGCAGCATCTTAGAGAGCAGCCACTTGCGGTTCTCCGACATCAGCCGGTGGTACTGCACGAGGGCGTTATTCGGCTCGCCATTGTGCACGATCGAGGCGTCGCCGAGCGACAGCACCTCGTCGGCTAATCTCTCGTAACCTATTGATCGTGCGCGAGTATATCTCGACGCGAAGGGGTCAGCGCCGGTTCGAACATCCGGCTCTGTTCTCTGCCTCGCCCACATTCGCACCGTCTTCTCGGGCGGCATATGTGGATCGCGACAGATCTCAGCCAAAGGCTCCCCTTCCGCCAGCCGATCACAGATCTCCTCTGCCAGCACCTCACTATAAACCGGCTCACTGCCGTTACGTCCGCCACGCCTGCCGCGCCGCTGCGGCATCACCGTCTGCGCCAGCCCGTCAGAGGCCATCAGCAACTCGCCCCAACACCGTCATCGCGCATCGTTGGCGGAATTGGACCGCGGATCGTATGTCCGGCCGCCGCTGTCACCGTGATAATAAACCCCGTCGGGGAACGTCTCGTCGGGCTCGCACCAAGTCGGCCCACACCAGCAATCGGGGGTTGGCAGGTGATCCCGACGATTGCCTATCGCCAAAACATGCGTCCTGCCCCAAACGCTGTCAGCGTCCAATTTGCCCTCACCGCGCTCGTGCTGCTGACCGCCGTAAACAAGGATGCCCCGTAAAGGCTCTAGGAACACACTGTAGGCCCCTCACGCCTTTTTGGCACCCGAAGTAACCCAGAACCCCTTCACCCCATCTGGCGACCCGCGCTCGCGATCTATGGCCCAATGTAGCCACACACCCTCCTCGACCTCGTCCTGCACCGGACCACACCAGCAAAGGGCGCTGGCGATGTGCTCGCGGCCCGGGTTACCGGACGGCGTACCCTCGCTCGTCGATCCGCATGCGTCCCGGGGTGCCGTTGAGGTGGTTGACGATGCGCCACTCGCCGTCGTGCATGATCCGCCGGAGCTGCGACGCCTGCCGGCCGCGACCGTTGCGTTCGAGTTCATCGAGGGCCTCCAACTTGCGCCACGAGAACGGATGCGGCTGCGACCTGGCCCACAGCACCAGCCGCTGATCCCGGGTCAGCAGGAACAACCATCCGAGGACCTCGTCGCAGCGGGTGATCTCGGCCGGGGTTGGCGGAATGCGGGGGGCTCTGGCCGGGAGCCACCCGTAAGCCAGCCAATCGTAAACCACGTCCGGCCAGGCAACGCGATAGTCATCGGGGCGGGCGTTACGCGGCAGCGGCAGCCGCCGGATCGTATACGCCGCCTCCCGCAACCGGTCACGAACGGACTCCTGGTCCCATAGCCCGCACTTCTGCGAGCCTGCCCCTGTCGGGTATCCCGGAATGTTGCATGCGTCAAGGCTATTTCGCACCCTCTACCCCCGCATCCCCCTACATTGCCGCCACACCACCCTACACCGCCGCGAGCATCAATGCAGCGCCGTTAGTCACCGAGGGCCGGCAATTTTTCGGCCTGGGATGGGCCGAACCCAAACCATAACAACTTGTTGGCTGGTACTCCTGGTATTCCTCCCTATTCTGTCGCTCACCTAGGCACACACACACACACACACACACACATATGAGAGACTATCCGGGCACATTGCCAGGATCACCAGCCTTGGCTAGACGGACCCCTTCTATAACAGTTCCGGTTTCGATGACTTTTATCTGACATTGCGGGAACTTAGCGGTAAATTTAGCACTGAAAGTTCTACTCCCTGCCTGGATCGGTTCGTTATTTTCGTAGCACCAGTTCCTATACGCATCGAACCCCTCTGTAACACCCATCTGATCTCTCCGATCAAAGACGCACCACCCTTCGCCCCATTTTTGCAGGGTGTCCTGGTCGGCAAGGTAGGCCTCTGTCGCCAGCTTTGCCCTTGCCGGCACTAGAGCGCTTAGTCCGCCACTAGTCCTGCGATGAGTCTCCCCCGCGATCAGCCAAGCCAAAATCCCCGGGTACTCGTCAACCAGCCGGTCTTTGAGCGTGATATCCGGGATCGCCGGCGTCTGGGTGAACGGCGGCAAAATCAGCCGTCGCCTCATCGCGTCATCTACCGCCGGCAGTCTCGGGTAATTGTTCCCGATAATGGTGAGCTTGAATTGCGCGGTAAATTCGATAGCGTCTTTGTATTTAAAAGCCCCGGTCAACTTGCCGTCTCGGCCGGTGAAGTCCTTTAAGCGCACGACATCAAAAACTCGCCCGTCCTCGCTTTCGGTGGTCGTGACCATTCTTACCCCGTGCAGTCGGGCGACTTCTTCGCTGTGCGGCTTGTACTTGCGCACCATGAACATATCGACATCGCAGCGGCAGGCGTAGTCGTTGAGGATCGCCGCGATGGTAAAGTTGATCGTGCCCTTGCCGTTGCCCCCGGTCCCGTACTCGAAGACAAATTTTTCCTCCGAGACATCCCCTGTCAGGCAGTAGCCGTACCATGCTTGCAGGAAGACGATCATGTCGGTGTCGCCCCCCGTGGTTTCCCACAGGAACCTGTCCCACAACGGGGTGGCCATCGTGAGGGCTGGAGCTACGGCCAATTGCTTGGTAATCCCCTGCGCCGGATCGGGCGGGACCATCGCCCCGGTCCTCAGGTCAACCGCGCCCCCCGGGCAACCCACCAGCCAGATATCCCGGTCCCAGCTATCCCCGTCCACCGCTAGCTGCGCCCGGGCCGCCTGCTCGATCGCCCGTGCGGCGGCAATCTTGCCCCAGGCCCTGACCTGTCCCGGGGTCAGGTCTTGCAAGCCTTTCCGATACCGCCGCAGCAACTCACGAGCCCATACGAACGCTCGCTCGGTGTCATCCTGGCGCCAGTACGCCCCGGTCCACACGAACCACTTCTTTCGCTTACCGTCAAACCGCAGCCTGTCTTTGTGCTCGGCGACAAACGCCAGTGCCAGCCCGTCCTCGGTGGCTTCGTATGAAGCCAACCCCAATCTCGATCCTGATCCCAATCCCGGGCCGATCGGTGGCTCGATGTCGTCGAATTCCAGGCCAGCCAGGGTTAAGAGACTGCCGCTGTCCTCGCGGATCACGCCATCTGCCCATGCCCGGATATCCGCCATCCCGTGGTCCTGGCAATGGCCGTGATGACACCGGAACCGCTCTTTGACCGGGACATAGCTGGCGGCCGATCGCGGGTCGGTGTGCTCACCGGCCCATGGGCAGATCACCTCAAACCCCCAGCCGAATGGCATGGTCCGGCCGTGATCCAGGACCATGCCATGCTCCCGCAGCACCTGCAGGATCACATCCGCTTCGATCTCGGCCGGGTCGGGCATCCCCGTGCTAAGGCTTATCCTTGGGCTGCCCGGCACGATCTGCCCAAGCCGGGCCTCGATTGCCGGCCAGTCGAGGTATTTGATACGGTTGTCCGGTTTCCAGAAGACCAGCCTTACCTGGAACCCGGCCGCGCCATGCTTCGCCTTGCCATTGGTCCCGACCGGTAATCTTACCAGGGTGGTCGACTTGACCAGATTGTCTCCGGTACGTCCCAGAGCGTCGTACAAGGCCCGCAGCATGCCGAGGACCCAGCCGTGATCGGTGAGCGGCAGGGTAAACCAACCCGCGTGAAAGTTTTTTGGTGAGGTCTCGATGATGTAGCTCGGTTCGCCCAGGATGGCCCGGGCGAGGTCAGCCACCACCTTGACGCCGTAATCATCGAGAACGATGGCATAGAGCGCGCCAAAATCCTGCCCTTGGCGGCCGCCGCCCACCACCGGGAGGCTGACATCCCAGTAGTTATTCATGGCCGGCGTCATTACCCGCAATATGTCGGCCGCCGGCCAGACGCGCCAATCCGGGGACTTCTCGGGGTCGCCGGGAAAAGACGCTACCAGGGCTTCCCCCCAGCGGGTGCCGAAGACTGCTGCGAGGAACTGCTCGTTGCTGATCGGAAAAGGCACAACTCGAGTGTCGATCGCAGCCATAGGGGTCCGCTCCCTCGCGCAGTGATGTGTGGGGGTTTTGTCGTATCGTGTAGGCGCGGGCCACGTTAGTTAGCCGCGCCGGCACCCACAACCCTGCACTTTTATCCGCCCCCGGAAAAATCGGGAAACGGCAGGCTTTGACCCCGGCTTACCCCAAGGTTGCAAACTACTGGTCCCCTAGTTTCGGCTTAGACCACCGACCCTAGCCGCGGGCTGCCTTCAGGCGCGGCGGTATCGGCGCCGAGGGCATCGATCTGCTGCGCGATCTCCAGGGCCAGCTTCAGCGGCATAACCCGGTCTATCTGTAATCGGGCCTGCCCCGCCGGCAGCATATTGATGCTCAGCGGCCCCTCCGCCGGGAGTGTGACGGTTTTCGGCGGCGAGCGCTTGCGCGCCGGCGGCGCCAGCTCTACGACCGGGATACCGATCGCATCGGCGAGCTTTTTCAGGCTCGCCGGGTTGGGGTACGCCAGCCCCTTCATGTATGCCCCTACCCGATCCCGGTTCTTTGCTGCCCCGCGGCGGGTTTTCTCGGTCCCCCAAATCTGGCGCGCGAGCTGCGATGCCGACAGTCCCGCCTGCGTCATGGCGGCACACAACCGTTCGGCAAAGAGTTTTTGTGCCGCCCTTTTGGCAGCTCGCTGTCTTGCCCGTTTGGCATTTCTAGCCCTCAACAACATTCGTTGTGCCGGGCTATCTTGTACAGGGGCATTGCCCCGCTCAAGCAGTTTCTCGCCCCCTGACATGGCGGTAGTGTTGCTCATTGGGGTAGCCTCTTTCACAGCCATCAACCCACA